TCAAGTATATCAATATCTATTCCCATGAAAGGTGGAGTCACTCCCAACAGTCTCAATAAACCATCTACAAACAATGCTAAAGTGGTGAAACCAAGTATCATACTTATGATAGTTGCATCACGATTATGCTTCCGCATTGATTCCTCATCAATACGTCTTGCTTCATCCACTGCATCCTTTATAAGTTTATCTACTTCTTTTTTAGTATAGAATCCACCCTCTATTGGTATTCTGTGGATTACATCAGAAAAGGGAAAGTTAGACATATACAACCTTGATCTCTTTATCAATTTCTTCTGCCACTTTAGCAACCTCCAATACTCTCATGAACTGATCAGCAGAATCACACTCTATTTTTTTGATTTCTGCATCTGATCCAAATATTCTGAACCATCTACCAGTCATCGAAATTTCAAGACGGTCTACAACTTGATCAGGGAACATGGTATTTTTAGTAACTCCATCTATGATAGCACATCTGTGCTCAAAGTCAAATATCAGTCGTGCGGTAAACATCTTCTCTTATGTCATAATCGTAACCTGCAGCAGAGAATTTACTGCTATCGCCAGGATAATCAGCAACGCTCTCTCCTTCATATTCTACAACCATGTCATGTCCTAGTCTGTCTGCCCACACCTGATAATTAGCATCTATCTTACCACCTGCTTGATTCTTGACATATACTCTCTTACCATATTCTATACGATCTACAAACAATTCTTGGAATGCACCAATTGGTGTGAGATGAACTGTGATTGACTCCTTATCTACAAAGTTCTGCCAATAGTCTGGTAGTTCTATGACACCATCAATACTTACCTTACCTCTAACATACACTGCTGCTTCAGGTCCTTCTACACATGCATGTCTAAGTCTGTATCCTTTTATATTAGGATGTGGTAAGTCAAATACTTTACATCCTGGTGGTGTGCCTGATGTTGTGCTGATATCACCAACAAAATTACTTGCCTTCACCGTGGATGACGCTGTTATCTTACCTTCTTGTTGTGTATCTCCTTCCTGTACAGTGTTGCCTTCAATGTCAAGTGCTGTACCCCCTTCTGTCACGATCTTGACATCACCCTCAATATCAACTGCACGACCTGAAACTTTAGGTTTGAAGTCAGCAGCGTCTGTGCCGATGTTGACTACACCCTTTGCATCTTCACTATGACCTCCTACAAATGCAGGTCCTGTTGCTGCAAGTGTTCCCTCATACTCTTTGTCACCATTCAATGTGGTTTTTGATCTGTCATCCTTTGGATCTTCAGGTCCTATGTACACCTTGCCTGTGTCAAGGTCTCTCATTTGTGCCATAACTAATTTTTCAGTGTTTTGATTTGGTTATCTATATATTCCCGCATAAAAGCAGGGCACATTTTAGTTTGTGGTTCATGTAGTCTAATACACTGACCAATCAATATCTGCCACCCTTCAGAATGTGAAACAATTCTTTCCTTTGCATCAATTGTTATGTTGTCGCCTGTGACAAGAACATTATTACCTGCACTTATTCTTATATCGTGATTTGCGTCAAGATTTATTCCCTCTTCATCAGTGCTCAACGCTTCCATTACAATTTTTTCAGCACTCACTGTAAATTCACCTGCAACAGTAATATGTAAATCACCCTCTGATATGATATCAAGAGGTGCACCTTTACATACAGACTGAATCACTGAACCTTTACTTTTGTGAGATGGATTTGCATCCTCATTTGAGGATAATTCAAATCCACCATCTCTGAACAATCTTAATTTTTGACTATGACCACCATAAACTCCAACATCTCTTGGTCTCGTTACATCTTTATCCTTCTCATCACCTAAGGTGACATGACCACATTCAGCATGCTGAATGATAATAGGTGGCACCTTTGTTTTGTTTTTTGATTGTTTTTCTGCCATCAATAGAACCTAGGGCAACTGATTACTGTTATCAACTGTGCATCAGGAACAACAGGATCAGTGTATTCTTCACGTTTGATAAACCTAGTTATGGGTAATAACTTAGCACCCACACCAGTATTTGTTTGCACAGTAAGAGCAGGTAAATCTGTTAGTCCCTGATCTATCGTACCATTAGACCCAATTATTCTACCATCCTCTATAATTGGTGTCAATGTCTGACCACTATCACTTACTATCAAATCTCCTTCTTCATATCCTACTCCTGTTGATATAACATCCACACCAACTACCTCACCCAATACATCCACACCCTCTATGTCAGATGTATTTTCTGGTGCAAGATAATTACCCCCAGTATCAGATATTGCGATGTTTACAATTCTTCCATCTTCTACAATTGGTTTACCTGTAGCACCCTTACCATTGTTACAATCATCAATTATGGAAACGAAAGGTGCTTCTGTGTAACCAACTCCAAACTCTTTCATATTGACACCAATGATATCACCCACTGAGTTTATTACAGCATCAGCAGCAGCACCTATTCCTCCACCACCAAATATTTCTATTCTTGGAGGACCACAAACTTTACTTGATACGTTACATCCACCCACTAAACCATTGAGAGGTGATGAACCACTAAATGACCCAACTGTGTCTCCAATGATATTTACATTGGGGAATGACAGTCCTACTAAATCTGTCAAAGTGCCTGATAAACCACTTCCACTTAGTGTGGTAAATTTATTGAGAAGACTATTGAAGTTCAATAATTTCTTAGGATCAGATCCTATATTAGTGAGTCTATCGACAGGGTTTTCTTTACATTTTTGACCCTCACACTCAAATAATGAAAGTGCTGCACTGGTCATACTTAGTGCTTTTGCCATCATGCCTTGAAAATCAGGCATCGCAGATCCAGTAAATTTACTCAAACCATTCAAGGCAGGTGAAATTGCAGACTGTATCTTTGACGTAAGATCTGACATCAATCCAGATAAGAATTGTTCAGCACCACATAAAGGTATATTCACAATTTTACCAATCAATTCCTTCAAAAATTTACCAACAAAATCTTTCAATCCATTTAGAATATTTTCAATAGCACAAAAAACACCATCCTTGAGTTTTTTTGCCTCTATACTTTTTCTAAGGAAATCTGGACTTAGAAATCCTATTTTCTCATCTACTTTTTTGTTTATCTCATCAAATAATTTGAATCTCGCTCCTCTTATTATACCTGACATTGCACCAGAAATTTCTTTTGACGCTTTATCAATCTCAACGTCTATGTTCACAATCTTTTGTAATACAGGATCTATATAACCATCAGAAAATTTTTCAAGTGAATTTATTTTATCAAAGAATTTTTGTAGAGATTTCGTTATATCACTGGTTTTTTCTTTTGGTGTATTACATACAACAGGCACCTTTACATGATATGATTTATTGTCAAAGTGTTTCTCAATAGTTTTCTTTTTGTTCTTATTCTCATCTACAATTTCACTATTACTATCAACAATAACACCACCTGCACTTGTTTTCTCTTTCTTCTCTATAGATGTATGATCACCATAATCAATATAAGGATCTTTTTTTAGTGGTTTGAATCCAGTGGTGCCTTTATCTAATGCTTCTTTATATGATGTAAAATCCTCAATATTATAGTTTGCATAAAATGATCCAATCACTATTGGTTGTTGTGCTTCTTCACCGTCAAGGAAGAATCCAATAACCATCTCACCACCTTGTAAGGCAAAAGATGTGCCAGTATCATTATTACCTGCACCGAATTGTGGTGACACAAGGAAATGTGCCCATGGTAAATCATCATCAGATATACCACCCTCACCATCATTCTCGCCAGGATGATATCCTAGTATTCTTATCTTTGCTCTGAAACCGTTGTCAAAGTTTTGATTGTTTTCTGTACGCCAAACTATATCAGGGGCTACCTGTGCGATAAACCACTGAAATCCATCCTTCCCAAGGAATTCAATATTAGAATGACGTGTTTCAAGCATTAGTCATCGTATACCAAACACTCTGGTTCATCAGGGTGCATTTCACAAAACAATTCTAAAACATTTGGATCGTGATGATCACCTGCTTCAATCTCATCGTGATGATGCTCTTCATAAACCTCAAGTTCATGTAACTCTTCGACTACATGTCTCTTCATTGGTTCTGAAGTAGATGGGTCTGCAAGGATTTCTTTATCCTTTGCGATGTGTTCTTCGATTGTTTTCATGTTACTCGTTGATGGTAAATGAATCTCTCACAAGAGATAATCCTGTGAAATCACCTGCAGGGTTACCAAACTCATGAGATAATTTAGCAATCATATACTTGCCACTCTCAGTAGAGTTTTTATCCTGAGGTTCACCAGTATTTAGGTCAGGAAACTTAACATCGATTACCATACCTGCTCTTAGTGAAAGATTCATGGGGACTGTGATATCTAAGATTTGTGAGAACATAGCAGCATATCTTGCTGATGCCTGTGCTTGATATCGTGCTTGATCTTGTGGTGTGTCAATAGTAACACCATCAGCATCTTTGTTTGTGGTTCCCTTATCTATAGTTCCAAGAATTATTCTTGAGTAAGGTTCTTTGAATGCAAGAGGATTCAACTCATCTTCATTTCCAAGTTGATAATCCCCAACTCTGAAATTGTAAAAGTGAACTTTCCTTGTAAGCACATCATAGTACCAATTTGAACTACTGTACGCACCAGATCTAAGTTTCTTTATTATATCATGACTTTCTCTAAAAACTGGATCACTTGACAATTTGAAATTATTAGTCGTATCAAGACCACCTTTATATGGAGTCATCAAGTATTCTAACTCAGGTTCCTCTCTAAAAATAACATCAATGCTTCTGAAATTATATCCATCTTGAGTTTCAAAGAACAAATACCCTGCTGTGCCACCATTACCCTCCTCAAATGACCCTGTAGGTGGTATCGCTTTACGACACAAATCACTGATAACCTTAAATGGTCTTCTATAATTACCATAAAACTCACAATTATTTGAAGTTGTATCAATAAAGTTTATCTCTCCATCTACCTTCTCATCTAATATCTTAGTGACTGTAGATGCAATAGACCCCTTATATTTTACCCAACACCTATTTGTATGATTTGACAAAGCACCAAGTGTCTCGCAGGTAAGTGTAAATACCTCTCTTTTCTGATCTATTATATGATTTGATATGTTTGTTACAACGAGTTCTTTTTCTACGATACCTTCCTGACTTGGATGTTTTAGTCGTATTCTTACTAAATTACCACCCCTTATGGGAATTTTGTTTATAAGACCATTTGTATCTTGTATGGATATCTCTACGTGTATTGCTGGATCTATCACATCCTCGTAATATTTTATGAATCCCACTTGATATTTTAAATCAAAGGATTTTCCCTCCTCGCTCACTAAATCGACAGCATCGATCTTATGCCCTTTAGTCCACAATTGATTTTGACTCATGCTGTCTGGAGTGCTGTCATCTCAGCGTATTTATACATGGCATCTAAGGGATTACTTACGTTACCTCCCAATACAATAGTAGAGTCACCAGATACTATAGGCGGTTGTGTTGTACTATCACCCTGCTGAATTATAAAAATATTATTTGTTGGTGCAAGTGCAATAGTATTATTATTATTATTTTCATCTTCAAGTGACGCTATAGGTGTGCCACCGCTAGTACCAGAGTCACTCTTTAAGTTTTTGAATAGATTTTTTTGGATGAAATTCCTTTTCTTTCTTGAATTGATATTCTTATTCATTCTCTTATTGATTTTATCAATAAGTTTCAATGTTCTCTCTAATTCACCTGGTTTTGGTTTGATTATTGTAGAACCTTCAGGAGTATCACTAAATGTTACCTTGTCTTGATTTTGAAGTGTTTTTTTATTTTTTATTTTTGTTCTACCCTTGGTTATCTTGAATTTTCCTACTTCTTTTTTGATTGTTACTCCTAAATCTCTTAGAATTTTGTCTGCTCGTATCTCCAATCCTTTCTTTGATATAGGTGTTTGTATAACATCATCAATAAGTGGAGTTGCTTTTTTTGCAAATCTAGTAAGAAACGGAGACTTCTTTATAATAAAAGCACCCAATTTAGTTTTATTCATTGCAGCAAGTAACCCTGCTCCTATGGGTATTTCCTCACCTGTAGGACCTCCAAGAGCAAGTGCAGCTACAAGAGCGAGAGCAAGTCCAGTTATTTGAACACTAGGTCTTTGAAAAAATGGTGTTTTAGGTTCGGTAGGTTTACGGAAAAATGATCCGAATGGAAATCTTCTCGCTGGTAATGAGGGATCATCCTCCTCTTTTCTTTGTAAATTAAATAATGATAGGTTTTCTAATTTGTCTAATATAGAATCTAAATCGTCAAGTGCAAAGGAGAACAATGATCTTGTAGTTGCTATTTCAACTCTTTTTTCCTCAAACTTTCTCCTTTTATCTGCTCCAGTAAAAAGATCTGCTAATCTTCCACCTGCCAAACTTCCAATTATACTGCCACCTACACCCCCAATAAGAGTACCAACAGGACCTCCTATAGCGGTTCCGAGAATCGCACCATATTTTGCACCTGCAAGAGCACCTGCAAGACCACCACCTGCACCAATACCTGCTTGTAAATTTGTTTGACCCTCTGCCCTTCTACCTGCAAAATCTAAACCTGTTCCTAATATTGCAAGAGGTCCTATCTTACCAAATTTACCTACTTTACCTACCCTAGATAAAAATGCACCGCCTTGTGTAGGTAATTTTGGAATTTTACCTCGACCAAGAAATTTTCTACCAAGTACACCACCACCAAGTAAAGTAAGTGCACCCCCGACCTTTCCTTCTTTATCTTTTTCTTGTTGCTTACTGCGTAACACTAACGCTTTTAGTGTACGATCTCTATCTTCTAAAAGTTTTGTTTTAGTTTTAAGAGATGCTCTTTCAAATGATCTCTCTAATCTAAATCTATTTCTAAAATCATTTGCCAGAGCTATGTTTGCTCTCTTATTTCTTCTTGATATGACAGCGAGAGACTTTTCAATCATGAGAATACTCCGTATGATCTAAGTGATGACGCTGCCTCAAATCTATCAATTATGCCACCACCTGAGGAAAATCTAGTATCTACAGCAACTGAGGGGGGCACTGCAGTGAGACCTTGAAATCCAGATGAACTACCTTGATTATTATCTTTTGATCCTAATTCTATTACATTATTTGTAGTGCCACCTACTATTTGTTGACCCATTTGCTTGATGCTTAGATTGGGCAGTAAATCAGAGGACAATTCTTCATTTGATTCAAATATATTTGATATTTGATCATTGAATGTAGTGCTCTCAGATAGATTTTGCACCAAAGCAATCTTTGTTGAATTATCTAATTCAAAATTATCACCCTCAACATCTCCCTCGATATTTTGTGCTAAATCAATGTTTGTACTACCCTCAATCAAAGAAATATCTTTTTCTTTCTTTTTCTTATTCCCATCACCTCTCTTATCCAAGTCAAACATATTGAAAGTTGCAAAATCAAGAAGTCCTGTAAGTCCTCTCATAAAACCTTCAGGTCGTTCTCCATTCTGATTATCTTCATCTGAAAAATCTAATTCAACTCCATCTTTTCTCTCCTTATTTCTTTCTAACTCATCAAAATCAATCATTCCTTCTCTATCTTCTTTACTACTTACACTTATACCCGTCAAAATTCTATCAAATCTCGCTAATTGGGATCTAAACCTTGTTACATCAGGTTTGTTGATGGTTTGTTCACCAGTAATTACTTTTGTTGCGAGTTCTTGTCTTCTTTGATCTCCAGTCTGACCTGATTTTGCTAGTGCAGGTATCAAGAAACTAGCAGCGAGTGCAGCAGTAAGAAGTAAAGGATTTCTTGTTCTTGATGCTCCTCTCACCACACCAGTAGCAACATTCGATGTCCCTGCTCCTCTATTACCTATAAAACCCTTGAGTGCAAGAACATTTACAACAGATCCAGTCAAAAATTCTATTATTTCTGGGGATAATAATGCACCTGCTAATCCAAGACCTGATAATCCTTCACCAATGTTACCTTGACCTAAAGCTGCTAAACCAGAAGCACCAGCAACGACAGCACCCCCTCTTCTAAGATTGGTGATAAGACTTGATTTTACACCACTTAGATTATCAGAGTCTTTTTTTAGTAGTTTTGCCTCTTCTCTATAAAAATTTCTCTTTGCTCTTACATCTTCTCGTATTTGTTGTCTTATTGCTCTCATCGTATTATTCACATCATCTATTTGAGATATGATACGACCTAATACTCTTACCTGTGGTCTTTCTATATTTTTTACTTCTTCCGTTATTTTTTGCAGAGCAATATTAGACGACGAATCACCCCTACGCTCCACGGGAATCATAGGAGTTTGTGGTGATACTTGTCTACCAGGCGTTTGCATCTGCTGCTGCTGCTTGTTGTGCTTCTAACTTTTGTTTTTCAAGATACTTTACAAGGAAATTGACGTAAACTTCTTTTTCCCATGGTATCATCTTCTCAATGTCACTTAGAGTCCACTTATGATGCTGCATAAGAGAAAAATTAGTCTCCAGCATCGCATCAATACTGGTATGATATAGCATTATGCGAAAAAATTTGATAAACCCTCAATTAGGATTTCAGAATCTTTTTTCGTTTTTGGATTGTGAACAGTTCCTTTGTACTGTAGTTTTGGCATTGTTGCAAAGAATTCTTCAATCAACGAGAATTGTTGAGAATTCAATTGTTCTATGAACTTGATAAGTTCCTTTTTTGTACAATCTTCTGCACTCCATGCCTCATCTGTAGTGAATATTTGGTCAATACAATCAACAACAGCATCAAATGCCTTATCAATTCTATCTGTGCCTTCAAGTCCAGATACAGAGAAGTTATTGTCAAGGAATTGTTGCATTGAAGGATACTTCATCTTCATATTGATATCACCACCAAGTTTGATCATATCAGTATGTCCATCAGGTACCTCAAGTTTGATATCAGAAAGATTGATTGTTAGTGGAACTTTAGTCTTACCATCATCTTGGCATGTTACAAGTAATTCGACAGACTCACCTATCGATTTACCCCTTATATTCAAGAATAGGTATTCTAATTCAAAACTAGGTAATTTCTCAACATCCACACCACGAGTGAGAATGCATGCTTTGAGAACACTCTTGAGTGTTGCACTTATGTCGGCATCACTACCATTCTCAAGTGCTATAAGTAAAACTTTCTCTTCTTTGACAAGAAAAGGTCTGTATTTTACTTTCTTACCTGTTGATATGAGTTGCAATTCAAATGTAGGTGCAACGACCTTTGGTAAAGGCATAATATTAGATTCAGTGTATTTATTTAGACCTGTATTCTACCACAGATTATGTAGATCTGATTTCAATTTTATCAGACTCACTCAATATAGCACCACTTCTAGATGTCCTATCAACAAAATATTGTTCATATTTGAATGTGATAGTGGTTTTTATTAGTTCTGCTCTCCCGTACGCTAGAGGTGCTGCAACGATACTACTTGGAAAAACGTTTCGTATATGATATGTAATACTACTAGGTAATTGATTATTGAATCTACTTGTTTTGTTCAATTTTGAAAATTCATCGTTTACATCTTTACTGAACGCAGTTATTTCCATGTTACACTTATATGTTTCTGGATATTTCATTTTTCGGAAAGCAGGTTTTTGTTTTCTTTGATCTGTATTTGACCCAAACGTTGTGTTCCCATTGTTCTTTATACGTGTAGGAGATATAAATTCCATCCATGCATTGAATACATCATTTGTATAATAATCAGTCTGAGAGTAATATGTAAGTAGTATATCTGGAAATCTTCTAAATGTGGCATAATGTTGTGACAATCCTTGTCTCAATCCATCTACTTGTCCAACTTGTATGTCAGAACCTGGTAAAACTGCCTCGGAACAAAACAATGCAAGATATGAACCTGCATTATATAATGACTCCTTTCCGCCATTTTGATCATAAAATCCATGTTGATTTATAAATCCCCTTAGATCTTCTGTTCCAGAAAAATCTATACTCACATCGTAATTATTATTGAACGCTGGCGTTATGTTACCAAATTTGGTCGTTGTATCAGTCAACTCCGAAGTTGGTAGATAAAATCTCCCTGATCTAAACGCTTCTGACCTCTGTGCCATCTAAATATATGATGATTACATACTATGTATGTCATATAAAGGTAAATTCAGACCTAAAAACTATAAAAAGTATAGTGGTGACTTCAGAGAGGTCATTTACAGATCATCGTGGGAATTGAAATTTATGCAATATTGTGATACAAATAAAAGTATTGTGAAGTGGTCTTCTGAAGAAATAGTCATACCATACAGATCACCTGTAGATAATAGAATACATAGGTATTTTCCTGATTTCTATGTCAAATACAAGGATGTCAAGGGTAATTTTCAAGAAAAAGTAATAGAAATCAAACCTGCAAAACAGGTCAAAGAACCCAAAATGCAGAAACGAAGAACAAAAAAATATGTGTCTGAGGTATTCACGTATGCTACAAATCAAGCAAAGTGGGCAGCAGCAGAGGATTTTTGTAAGGATCGCAAGTGGAAGTTTCAAATATTAACGGAGAAAGAACTTGGAATATAAAAACGTTTTTCCACTATCAGATGTGACGGGCAGTCCAAGACCAGGTAGTATGATGATTTTTCAATATACTGCGAAATATAGAGAAACATTGCCTTTTTACGATAGAAACCCTTTATGTTACATTGTTGCAGTGCAAGGTCCTGCGTTCTACGGTGTCAACTTACACTACACGCAACCAAGAAATAGAAAAGCGATTCTTGCATATATTGATGCTGGAGATGATATAACCAAGTTACCAGGTTATAATAAATACCTAAGATCATACGTCCAATCAACGTTTGTGCGACTTGTTGGGGATGACATGGAAAAAGCAGCAGATATGGCATTTGAAGATTTCGTTCGCACTGTCAATGGAGTTGATATCTCCACATCACCATTCTTACCAAGTTTTTACAAATGAGCACGGAGAAAGAAAAACCAATATCGCCATATGGAGATGGTGGAAAGGTCACTGAATCTATAACATGGAGTGAGTCTGGTATGAGAATTGTTGAGCAAATCGATATAAGCATAAATGGTGCCACTGGATTGACTAAAGAGATAAGTGTTTTTCTACCAGGATCAACTTTTCCTGTAAATCCATTAGATCCTGGTCAAGAACATTTATTAGAAATCATACAAAATTCTTCAATAAGAGAACAGAAATATCATGAAAAAATGAATAAAGTTAGAGTAGATGCACTTGAAAGTGGTACATCAGATGATTTTGAAGCAGCACTGATAAAAAATGGAACATATGATTCAATTGCAGGTGGTGATAGCATTAATGACATTCCAATCAAGGGAGAAAAAACAAGAAATAATGAAAAAGTAAAAGCAGAGGATGCAGCAATTGAAAAAGCGATACAAGAGTTCAATAAGAGCACTCAAGTAAAAAGTGAAGAATTATATTATCCTATTGATATGATTACTGAAGTAGATGATAGTCAAGATTTCATTTATATCGAACAATATTCATATCAACCTCCACAACCTGTGGGATCAAATATACCCTCTGAGGTTATCAAGTCTGGAGTTACAAGAGCACAAAATATACAAGAAAAACATGGTGGATGTAAATTACCTATTCCAAACAAACTTGGAGTAAGTAATGGTGTGAATTGGGGTGAGGCAAAAGCAAATGCAGTTGAATTAGCTGCTTTCGACACTGCAAGAAGAGGTGTACAGACTGCTCTTTCAAAACCTGGTGAGATACTAAACGTCATTACTGGTGGATTGAAAGAAACAGGTAAAACACTACAGAATCTAAGACAAGATGTAAACGCAGCAAATAGAAATCCCAATAATATAAACTCAGGTACAATACTGAGTGGTGTTTTGGCAAGGTCTGCTTTGGGCAGTATTGGAATAAATGTTGATATTGATCAATTCATAACTAGACAAACTGGTGCTGCAATAAATCCAAATCTAGAATTATTGTTTGGAGGACCACAATTGAGAAGTTTCAATTTTGACTTCAATTTTGCTCCTAATAGCGACAGAGAAGCAGTAATGGTTAGGAAAATTCAAAGATGGTTCAAACAAGGCATGTTACCATCCCGAAGTAGAGCGACAGCAACATCAGAATCAAGTTTGTTTTTAGCATCTCCAAATGTTTTTAGAATTACGTATAAGAACAATAAAAGAAGAATAAAAGGTTTGAATACATTCAAGATATGTGCTCTTACTTCTGTTCAAATAGATTTCACCCCTGATGGTGTTTATCAATCATATGAAGATACCAGTGCTATATCAATGCCTGTAAGAAGCACTATGGGTCTATCATTTACTGAGTTGACACCGATATTCAGAGATGATTATGCTCCATTTACAGATGATCCAAGCATGATAGATGCTGGACTCAGTGTTAGTGGTGCAAATAGTATTACTGATGATGACATAGGATTCTAATGAACTATTTCGATTTATTCCCAGATGTAGAATTACCCTCTTTTTCAGATAAGAGAAATTCTAGCAAAGATTTTATAAAAGTAAAAAACCTCTTCAAAAGAGGTAAAGTTCGTGAAGATTTTTTTCAAAACATTACCGCATTTTACCGATATACGATTGAAGGTGATGACAGACCAGATAATGTGGCACATAAAGTATATGAAAATCAAAATCTTGACTGGGTTGTCTTGATTGCTAATAATATCATCAATATACGTGATGAGTGGCCTATGAGTCAATATGATTTTCAAAGATATTTGGATAATAAGTATGATTCTGTGCAATTGAGTCAAATACATCATTATGAAACAACTGAAATAAGAAACCCAGATGATAAATTACTTCTTCAATCTGGGTTGACGGTGGATGCAGACTTTACATTTTCATACTCACATGGCGAAAATATCTACAATATCAATAAAGTCACTTCAGTTTCTAACTTCCAACATGAAATAAACAAGAATGAGTCCAAAAGATCAATATATCTTGTGAGACCAGAATATGTCCCTATAGTGATAAATGACATGAGAGAGATAATGACATATACCGATAGTTCACAGTATATCAATAGAAAGTTGAAAAAGGGCGATAATCTTAGAGTTCTTGAACCTCGCTAAAAAACCTTAAGGGTGATTTTTGCCCCGAATTTTTTTTCCCGTTTTTTGGTAATCAAAGGTCGTTTTTCCCTACAGATAGTGCACTCCAATGTGATAAGCGATAGATACTCTGTCCTCCTGTGATCTATTCACATCTACGTAGTGTATGAGGTTACTGTTGAAAAATAATCCTCTATTTGTCTGAGGTGTGAAGTACATAGCATTATAGTCCCTCTTCGCTATCGTGCAGGTATTCATCATCTTATTAGGGTATGGGTTCATGACAACAAGATCACCTGAGTTTTCGTTTGCTTTCAACCAAAAGGCACCACTAAACTCACCCACAGTATGATGATGCATGGTGTTTGATGCACCAGTGGGGTTTATATTGCAGAATAATTTGGTAAAGTCAACCCAATAAGGTTCCTCTATCATATAATGTTTGATATATTTTTTGAACTCTCTTAGAATTACTTTTTTGATGGGGTGGTCTATGTCTTTCTGCCAACCACCATAGTTTGAGTTACCATCTGACTCAGGGCAAACTTTCTGTAAGTCATACACATAAGATAAACAAGAGTCTACGACAGATTGATCTCCATCGTAGACTCCGATTGTCTCTTCAAATGAGACGTATTCCATTACTCTTCTGCTAGAC